TTACATACTTTCTAAAATTTTAGTTGTTTTTTTGTCCTCTTCATTAAATTTTTCTTCTAACAAATGAGAATACACGGATGTAGTTATTGCTATATTTTTATGACCTAATCTTTTAGAAATGTAATGTATAGATACACCTTTTACTAGTAAATAAGAACAATGAGTGTGTCTTAATGCGTGCGATGTAATAATTGGTATATTATTGACTCTACAGGCTGATTTCAAAGCATTATTGATAGCATGAAGGTTAATTATAGATCCGGCTTCTTTGAAAATGTAACCATCATAGCTAATTGCAAATGTACTTATGACGTCCATAATGTGTTTCATATCAGATTTAGCGATACTGATATATCTAGGGGAAGTATCGGTTTTTCGCTCGTCAATAAATATAGTGTTTTTCACTTGGTTGATATGCTCAATCTTTATATTTCTTGCACCACTGACACGACAACCCGTACAAATCATTATGAATAGCGCTAATGATGAACGAGTTCTCTTCTTTCTGACGTGATCTTTTAGTATTTCATATTCAGTTACCGAGATGAATTTTTCTTGTTCTGACTTCGTAGGTTTTCCGGCTTTATAATTAACTTTATAAGCGGGGTTTTTAAAAATAAGTCCATCATATAATGCGTCATCTAAAGCTGACCGAATAGCACCGTTTGTTTTTCTTATAGTTTCTTTTGCGTGTTCTTTTGAATAGTCGTTTATGAATTTCTGATAAACTTGTCTATTTATTTTTGATAACTCCATTTTACCTATTTTATGTTTTTGTATATGTTGTAATGCATTTCTATAATGACGGTAGGTATTTTCTTTAACAACAGGTTGTTTATACGTTTTAATCCAATTTTCGAAGTATTCTTCAAGAGTTATATAGTTATCTATATTAAAACCACTTCTTAACTCATTTAACTTGTCTAGTCCAGCAGAATTAGCTTCACGCTTTGTTCTAAAACCTTTCTTACGGTATCTTTTTCCTTCATACTTAAATTCATATTGCCATTTTTTACCATCGTAACAACGTGTTTTCATGAGTTCCCTCCTCAAAATTGGCAAAAAATAATAAGGGTAGGCGGGCTACCCGAAATTATTTACAATTGCTTCACTTTAATTAATCTGTCTAAAACCCTCAATTTATCTAAATCACCTTTATTTATTCCTATTACTTCAAATAAATTATATTTAGAATATTCATCTATTTCATTATATAAATCAATGATTTCCTCGATTAGATTTTTTCTAATGTTTGCTGGTTTGGTAAATATCAATATTGAAATAATTAATGAATATAAATCGTTTTTACCAATTCCTTTTTTATATTTAGTTTTATCTAAAAAATCTTGTTCCAGCAAAGAATTTACAAAAGAGTAGGACAGGTGAGCGCTGTCTGCATCAGACCTATACGAATAAAATCGTTGGCCATGTGCGATTACATTTCTGTATTGTCTAAGAATTTCAAAAATTGGTATAGCTACATTTTTTAATGCATCTTCTGCTTTTAATCCAGAAATTTTTGATACAACTTCTTGTTTATCTTTAGGTTTTAATATTGATAACCATTTAATTGTTTCTCCAAAGTTAAGAGGAATTATTAATATCCAAGGAGGGACGTGATTGTGTTTAACTCTATAATGATTAATCGAATCATTTTTTAAATAATCTCTATATTTAGATAGGTGGCGCAAATGACCGGATCTATAACCGTTGTTTCCATCGTAGTTTTTAGCATCTAAATATGAATTTCTTATATCATATCCTTTAATTTCTTTATTTTTTTTATTTGTAAAGGTTCTTTTATGTGTGGGTTCTTGAACTCCGTAATTTTTAGCTACAATAGCAGATAAATTTGTTTTTAAAGATTGCTCAATTAACATAATGTATTTAAAAAGTATATATTTTAAACGAGTATCGTATTTATAACACATATAAAAATCGTTAAATGTAGTATCTTTTTCATATTCCCCATCTTCATTTATAAATAGAGATGAATAAGCATTTATCAGCGAGTAATACGATATTGTTTCTAATTGCTCTAATGCAAATTTTTTATTTTCTATCTTTACTCCACGATATTCTAGTAAGATTAATTGCTCTTCACAGCTTAAATAAGGTTTTTTATAACTTGAAGTCTCTATTAATATTTTTATAGCTTCAATATCTCTCACAAAAAGTTTCCTTTCCACGAAAAAAGCCCTCATGCATAGCATGAAGGCTTATCCGAGTCATTTCAAGAATGACCATTTCATACTTGCATTATAGATGTTTTTTCTTAATTAGTCAATATCAATACAAATTCTTTATTACAAATAGATTAATCTTCCATCCCTCATCCTCCTCACGCCATATAGGCGTTTATTTCCTATATTCTTCTTCAACATACTTTTTTACTAAATATTCAAGAATAAGTTCGGTCATTAGATCGTTTTCTTCGTACTCTTTATGAAGTTACTTTATTCTTTGAATTAATTTAACTTATCGCCATCTATTTTTTGTGAATTAAATTCCAAGTATTTACGCGCATTATGTGACGATAAATCTTTAGGTAACTCATAAGTGAATGGTTGATTACCACTAGTTAAAACTTCATATACTATAGTTTCTTTTTTTATTTTGCAATTTTTTATTTTCATTATAAACTTCCTTTCAAACACTGCTGAAATAGACGTCTTTTTCAAATAAGCATGATTAATACTTCAATTCTTTAATCCACATATATTTAAAAGTGAGGTAGTAGGTAATAAATATAAGACTTAAAGTTAAGATTGCTTTTTTCATGTCAATTTCTCCTTTGTTTATATTTATATTAAAGCGCCATAAAGTGTTATTACTCTTTATAATCATCTGGGTTATATTTATATCCATATTTCTCAGCATCACGTTTACGAATTTGTTCTTTCTCAGCTTCTGAAGCGTTTGCCCATTCAACTTGACCATTTACCCAATTTTCGTGAGCCTTTTGCTCTTGCTCAGTACGATAGACACCATTATTGTCGTAATCTCTCTTTTCAGGGGACGACGAATATATTGATTTTTCTGCTCCGCTTTCAACTCTTAAGGAACTTTCGAAAGCTGCAATAGCTGGACCCTCCATAATATTACCTTGCGGAATAACACCGTTTGCTACTGCGCTATTATATGCATTGATTTTGTCTAATTCATTATAATTTCCATAAATAATTGACTTTAAAGTATTTCTATCCGTAATGTTATTAAAGTTTATTTTCTGTATATTCTTTTCATTAACATTAACTTGATAATTATCAACATTTTTATTTGCAGGTGTTTTTGCAACATCTTTGTCCTTACTGTTACTATTAAGTTTTTTGTTCTCTTTCTTCGTTTCAGTTTTCTTACTTTCCTCTTTCTTATCGCCGTCGTTGCTACCACATGCACCTAACACTAACGTACTTACTAATACTAAACCTAATAATCTTTTCATTTTTATTTCTCCTTTAACTATAAAATAACTTTTCCAATTAACCTCACACTTTCGTTCCTGTAAAAGTGTAGATCATCGTATTCTTTATTTAGTGAAACTAGAGTCAATCTATCATCTTCAACAAAGACTTTCTTAACGTACGCTTCTTCTTCAATGATGAATATACCAATTTGTCCATTCTTTATATTGTGAGTTTTCTCTACGAATATAATTTCACCGTCTTTAAACATAGGTTCCATAGAATCACCATTTACTTTTAACGCTAAATCGTGTGTGGGGATAGGTCCTTTAACCATTTCAGTAAATAGCGTTTCATCGTGTAAACGTTCTCCTACACCAGCAGAGACGCAACCATTGACGTTAACTGGAGTTTTCTCCTGTTTATATGAATTAATATCTACAACGTTATCTCCTTTAGAATTCTGTTCTTCCAATTGTTCATTTGCATAGTTAAGTACGTTTTTTTGGCGGGGAGGTGTGAGTTTGTTGTATATGGAAGTGATGTCGTTATCGTCTTTGTATGTAGTATCTATGTCGCTTTTACCAACCTCGAAAACATCAGCTATCCTTTGTATAACTCCGTGAGAGGGGTTGGAACGTAAATTTAAATAATCGCTTAAAGTAGATGGTTTTATGTTAATGAGTTCAGCAAGTTTCTTTTGAGACATATTTGAATCGTTGAGAAATTTTCTAATGTTTTTGGCTATAATAATATTTCTTTCTTTGTTCATATTACTTACCTCCTGTTTTTCTTATTATACGAAAATTTCATATCATAGTAAAGTTTTTTTACGAAAAAAACGTATTTAATGTTGACAATACGAAAATTTCGTATTATATTAGGTTTATCGAAAGGCGGTGACAACATGAAAACATTAAAAGAGTTGAGGACTGATTACGGATTGACTCAAGAAGAGTTAGGAAATTTATTTAAGGTGTCATCACGTACAATTCAAAATATGGAAAAAGACTCTACAAACATTAAAGATAGTTTACTTTCTAAGTATATGAGTGCTTTTAATGTTAAATATGATGATATTTTTTTAGGTAATGAATACGAAAATTTCGTATTTATGAATGATAAAAAGAAATCAATTATTTTAGCATTTAAAGAAAAAGAAAAACAAACATCTTAAAGGAGACATAACAAATGCAAGACCAATCATTAAAATTAGTAAAACTACAACTAAAATATCATAACCTTTCAGGACAAATTGAAGCTTATGATAAATCACTTAAAGAAATAAGATACACTCGAGATCTTTTCAACAAACATCTAAGCATGAATAACGAAGACGCATTTGCTGGTTTGGAAATGGTAGAAGATGAAATTACTAAAAAGCTACGAAGTGCTATCAAAGAGTTCCAAAAAGTAGTGAAAGCGTTAGACAAGCTTAACGGTGTTGAAAGCGATAACAAAGTTACTGATTTAACAGAGTGGCGGAAAGTGAATCAGTAACATTCACTTCTTAATATAACCACGCTTATCAACATCCACATTGAGCAGATGTGAGCGAGAGCTGGCGATGATATGAGCCGCGCTTAAATACATTCGATAGTCATTGCGATAACCGTCTGCTGAATGTGGGTGTTGAGGAAAAAGGAGGATACTCAAATGCAAGCATTACAAACATTTAATTTTAAAGAGCTAGCAGTAAGAACAGTAGAAATTGAAAACGAACCTTATTTTGTAGGAAAAGATATTGCTGAGATTTTAGGATATGCAAGAGCAGACAATGCCATTAGAAATCATGTTGATAGCGAGGACAAGCTGACGCACCAATTTAGTGCATCAGGTCAAAACAGAAATATGATCATTATCAACGAATCAGGATTATACAATCTAATCTTCGATGCTTCTAAACAAAGCAAAAACGAAAAAATTAGAGAAAACGCTAGAAAATTCAAACGCTGGGTAACATCAGATGTCCTACCAGCTATTCGCAAACACGGTATCTACGCAACAGACAATGTAATTGAACAAACATTAAAAGATCCAGACTACATCATTACAGTGTTGACTGAGTATAAGAAAGAAAAAGAGCAAAACTTACTTTTACAACAAGAAATCGGAGAGCTAAAACCCAAAGCAGATTATGTTGATGAAATCTTAAAATCAACTGGCACATTAGCTACAACTCAAATCGCGGCAGACTACGGTATATCAGCACAAAAGTTAAACAAACTACTACACGAAGCTAGATTACAACGAAAAGTAAATAAACAGTGGGTACTTTACTCAGAACACATGGGCAAGAGTTACACAGAATCAGACACTATAGCAATTGTACGCTCTGACGGTAGAGAAGACACAGTTTTACAAACTAGATGGACACAAAAAGGCAGATTGAAAATACATGAAATCATGACTGAATTCGGTTATGAAGCTAACGTAACTGCTTAACAGGAGGGCGCAGCAAATGCAAGCTCAAAACAAAAAAGTCATCTATTACTACTATGACGAAGAAGGTAATAGACGACCCGTTAATATTCAATACAACGATGGCTACGACTTAATGATAGACCCGCGTTTTATTGAAATGACGCTTGAAAGACATCCGCATTTAAAAAATAACTTTTATGGATTAATAGATGGAAAAGAATTTAAGTTAGATTAAATTTTTGGAAATGCAAAGGAGGCATAACAAATGTTACAAAAATTTAGAATCGCGAAAGAAAAAAATAAATTAAAACTCAAATTACTAAAGCATGCTAGTTACTGTTTAGAAAGAAGTAACAACCCTGAATTGTTGCGAGCAGTTGCAGAGTTGTTAAAGAAGGTTAACTAAATTAGGCCTTATTATTACTTTTTAGAATGTGAACAATAGGTCGATAAAAAACTTAATAAACAAACTATAGCAACTATCAATGAATTTTGAATATGTAAATCGTTCTCGTTTATATAGTTTGTTACAAAGATTTGAATGTCAGCACCTGCTGCAATGCCATTAGACCATCTTATTAACTTTTTGAAAGGATGTGGAAAATCATTTTCGATACGTTTGACAAATTCATCGTGTCTCTTGTAGGTACTTTGCTCATTTATTGGATAGGTCGAATTGATGGCTTCAGCCAAAGTAGAGATAGCAGTTGGATTGATATAAAAATCTCTAATGGTCTGTTGTGCTTGAAGTACAATCTCATCATCAAACCTATAGAGTTCCTTAAAAGATTTTATCGTTTCTTCAGAAAATAAATTTCTTTGAAATGTTAGAGATGAAAAAGAATTACGCAAATTAAAATTCATTTCAATTAAGTTGTTTAGATGAAAGTCTACTTTGAAGTCAGAAAATAAATTTATGTTGTTTCTATTAATTATATCTAATTGGTACTTAGGTTTTAAAGATTGTTTAATTGCCATACTTTTAGAAATTTCAACATTACTAATTACGTTATTAATAGAAAAACGAACATTTTTTAAAGGATCAATATACACCAATATCACCTCCTTTCACTAGGAGATAACAACATTATACACGAAAGGAAAGATAGAAATGCCACATATTTTAAACGTAACAGTTCCAATACCTGAAACACATGTACTTATCACAAAAGATGAATATGATGAGCTAATTGGTTATTCATTAGACCCTGTATGGAACATGAGTGACTTAAAGAAGAAATTAAAAATTGCATCTGATGAGACTATCAAGGACAGATTACTATTTCATCCTAGATTTGAAAAAGAACTAAGAGCGCAAGGAATTGTGCATTACCCTGATGAGAATTTTAATCGCTGGAGATTTAACGCAAGAAAGATGAATAAATTCGTCGATGAGCATTTCAATGAAATATATAAGGAGAGAATAAAATGAGCAACATTTATAAAAGCTACCTATTAGCAGTATTATGCTTCACAGTCTTAGCGATTGTGCTTATGCCATTGCTGTACTTCACTACAGCATGGTCAATTGCAGGATTCGCAAGTATCGCAACATTCATATTCTATAAGGAATACTTTTATGAAGAATGAAAAAACTGCTACTTGCGCCAACAAGTAACAGTGACAAACATTTATCAAAATATACAACTTAATTAAATCAAAATATACGGAGGTAGTCAACTATGACTAAAAATTATAAAGACATGACGCAGGACGAAATAAAAGACTTATTATCTGAAAAAAGCGGAGAATTGTATGAATTAGCGAAAGAAATTAAGGGAGAAAGTAAATTTGATATTTTACTTTTCTCATCAATAGGAGTTATCGACGGAGATTATTTAGCAGGTTCAAGTTCTGTGATTGGTCATACTTTCGATCTTGCTTCCTTATTGGATAGCACTAAGAGTTATAAAGACATTGTCAATGTTCTCCAAATGTGTAAATCACAAAAATTTCTCGGTATTGATGACTACAAGGAGGACTAAAACAATGTATTACGAAATAGGCGATATCATACGCAAAAATATTCATGTTAACGGATTCGATTTTAAGCTATTCATTTTAAAAGGTCATATGGGCATATCAATACAAGTTAAAGATATGAACAACGTACCAATTAAACATGCTTATGTCGTAGATGAGAATGACTTAGATATGGCATCAGACTTATTCAACCAAGCGATAGATGAATGGATTGAAGAGAACACAGATGAACAGGACAGACTAATTAACTTAGTCATGAAATGGTAGAGGGGGGGGATTAACTAATGGCTAATCTATATGAGCTATCAGAAGCATTTAAAGAGATGTCTAATCAAGATGAATTAGATCCAACATTACTAAAAGATACATTAGATTCTATCAAAGCAGAAATGAACGTCAAAGTAGACAACATTGTCAATTGGAGACGTGAAACTTTAGGTGACATAGATGTCATAGATAAAGAAATTAAGAGACTTCAAAATTTAAAAAAACAAAAACAAAATTTAACTGATCGTTTAAGAGATTACTTAAAAGAGATGTTAGAAACACAGGAAGTAGATAGTTACCGCACAGCTACTAATCATATTTACAAGCGCAAAAACGGGGCTAGTAAAAATATTATCGATGAAAAACTTATTCCAAAGGATTATTGGCTATCACAAGCGCCAAAGCTTAATTCTAAGCAACTAATCGATGATTTGAAAGCTGGCAAAGATATTCCGGGTGCTGAATTAAAGGTAACGGAAAGTTTGGTGATTAAGTGATGAGTGAGGAACAAGACATTTTACAAGAACTAGGTATTGAAGAAATTAACGAAGATACTCAGAACTATTATTCAATTATGGTATATGGCAAATCAGGAACCGGAAAGACGACTTTAGCCACTAGAGAAAACAACGCTTTTATTATCGATATTCACGAAGATGGTACTCAAGTAACGCGGCAAGGTTTTGTGAAGAGGGTCGACAATTACATTGCTTTTAGAAACACAATTGCGAGTATTGAATCGATTGTAAATACAGCTAGACAAAGAGGAAAGTTACTTGATGTGGTTGTAATTGAAACAGCACAAAAGTTAAGAGATATAACGCTGACTCATGTGATGAACACGCACCAAGTCAAAAAAGCAAGAATTCAAGATTATGGGGAAACATCTAAATTAATTGTTAACTCGATTAGGCACCTATTAAAGGTTAAAGATAAGCTCGGATTTCACGTTGTGCTTACAGGACATGAAGGGCTTAACTCAGAAGATAAAGATGAGAACGGAAAAATTATTAACCCTAGAATATCAATTGAAGTACAACCGGCAATACACAACAACTTAGTAACTCAGTTCGACATTATAGGACACACATTTATAGAAGATCATACAGATGAGAACGGAAATGCGACACACGATTATGTGTTTTCTGTAGAACCTTCTAATTTATATACAACTAAAGTTAGGCATAATCCGCAAATAACAATCAATAATCCAGGTATTAAAAATGCTTCAATTTCAAAAATTATAGATATGGCACAAAACGGAAACTAATAAAAAACTAAAAAGGACGGTATTTAATTATGAAAATCACAGGACAAGCGCAATTTACTAAAGAAACAAATCAAGAAAAGTTTTATAACGGCTCAGCAGGGTTTCAAGCTGGAGAATTCACAGTGAAAGTTAAAAATATTGAATTCAATGATGGAGAAAATAGATATTTCACAATCGTATTTGAGAATGATGAAGGAAAACAATATAAACATAATCAATTTGTACCGCCGTATAAATATGATTTCCAAGAAAAACAATTGATTGAATTAGTTACTCGATTAGGTATTAAGTTAAATCTTCCTAGCTTAGATTTTGATACCAATGATCTTATTGGTAAGTTTTGTCACTTGGTATTGAAATGGAAATTCAATAAAGATGAAGGCAAGTATTTTACGGATTTTTCATTTATTAAACCTTACAAAAAGGGCGATGATGTTGTTAACAAACCTATTCCAAAGACAGATAAGCAAAAAGCTGAAGAAAATAACGGGGCACAACAACAAACATCAATGTCTCAACAAAGCAATCCATTTGAAAGCAGTGGCCAATTTGGATATGACGACCAAGATTTAGCATTTTAAGGCGTGGTTTAAATGCAATACATTACAAGATACCAGAAAGACAATGACGGCACTTATTCCGTCGTTGCTACTGGTGTTGAACTTGAACAAAGTCACATTGATTTACTAGAAAACGGATACTCGCTAAAAGCAGAAGTAGAGGTTCCGGACAATAAAAAGTTGTCTATCGAACAACGCAAAAAAATATTCGCAATGTGTAGAGATATAGAACTTCACTGGGGAGAACCGGTGGAATCAACTAGAAAATTATTACAAACAGAATTGGAAATTATGAAAGGTTATGAAGAAATCAGTCTGCGCGACTGTTCTATGAAAGTTGCAAGGGAGTTAATAGAACTGATTATAGCGTTTATGTTTCATCATCAAATACCTATGAGTGTAGAAACGAGTAAGTTGTTAAGCGAAGATAAAGCGTTATTATATTGGGCTACAATCAACCGCAACTGTGTAATTTGTGGAAAGCCTCATGCTGACCTAGCGCATTATGAAGCAGTCGGTAGAGGCATGAACAGAAACAAGATGAATCACTATGACAAACATGTATTAGCGTTATGTCGCGAACATCACAACGAGCAACATGCGATTGGCGTTAAGTCGTTTGATGATAAATATCACTTGCATGACTCATGGCTAAAAGTTGATGAGAGGCTCAATAAAATGCTGAAAGGAGAGAAAGAGAAATGAACAAAATATTAATACGCTTTGCTATTAACTATATAAAATATCAACAAAAACAATTGCGTGAAAAAGAAGCCCGAATTAAATATCTAGAGGGCTTCTTAAAAGGAAAGGGTTATTGACTGTTTTTGTTTTGCAATTCCATCAATCTTTCAAATTGATCCGGATACTGAACGGCAAGTTCCATCATTCTTACCATAGAATCAGCGGGAATATCAGGGTCTTGTTTGGTCACTGAAGGTAGAAACTCTTTTAATTCGGATAAATCGCTTTTTATATCTAACAAATGTCTATTTAAAACACCGTATTCATTATCGATATTATTATACTTATTGACTGGATTTTCAAAATTGAAATCATTATCTGTAAATGTTTTGATAGTTTCTTTAAGTTGGTCTTTGGCATTTACTACATCCGCGTATAATTCGCTGTAGTAAATTGTACGGTAAGCGCTAACATCAAAAGGGATATTCTCATCTTTGTTAATCATAGTAATTGTTGGTCTCTCTAGAGCGTGTCTGTAACCTAATTCATAAAATACGTTCGGGTTATGCGTACTCAAATCTACAATAACTAATTCAGAATTCGTTAATCCACCAATTATTTCATCAGTGATTTTATTGGTCGATGATATAAGGTCAGATCGTTGGATTTCAAAATCTGATTCTAAAGCAGGTTTTATGATGGATTGTAAAAGAAAATCAGAGTTTCTTCTTACTTTAGAATCATCAGTACCTATAGGGCAAGCAATGAAACATTTTTTCAAGTTATTCACTCCTAATCATATTTTTATTAATTATAACAGAAAGGAGATAAAAAAATGGCAACATTTAGAACGATAAAAGAAAGTGGCGATTTTGTAACTGTGCATAAATCTTTTGTGTTCGATAGTAATTTAAGTGCTAAAGCTAAAGGGATATTATTGTATTTCCTGAGTCGTCCTGACAATTGGCAAATATACACGTCAGAAGTAGTTAAACATATGAATGATGGACAAAAATCAATCAATAGTGGCGTTCAAGAACTTATGGATAATAAATATGTTCACAGAATACAAAAAAGAGCTGAAAACGGTGTGTTTAAAGGTTTTGAATACTTAGTTTACGAAAAACCAACCGAAATGCCATTTTCGGAAAACGGATTATCGGCAAACGGGTTTTCGGAAAACGGAAAAACGGAAAACCGAAAAGGGCGTACTACTAATAATAATAGTACTAATAATGATTTAACTAATAATAACAATACTAATAATGAAGGAAGTATATTGTCGGGCAACCCGACGGTGTCTTCCATTCCCTATAAAGAAATTATCGAATACTTAAATAAAAAAGCAGGAAAGCATTTTAAACATAATACAGCTAAAACAAAAGATTTTATTAAAGCAAGATGGAATCAAGATTTTAGGTTGGAGGATTTTAAAAAGGTGATTGATATCAAAACAGCTGAATGGTTAAACACGGATAGCGATAAATACCTTAGACCAGAAACACTTTTTGGCAATAAATTTGAGGGGTACCTCAATCAAAAAATACAACCAACTGGCACGGATCAATTAGAACGTATGAAGTACGACGAAAGTTATTGGGACTAGGAGGAAGTTATGAAACCATTATTTGACGAAAAAATAAACAAAAGTTTAAAAAAATATCAACCAATCGAAGTAATACTAAGACAGAATTGCGATAAATGCGGGCATCAATATGACTTATATAAGTTTGAAAATGGATATGAATACAAAGACGGTTGCGAATGTGAAATTCAAAGATTGGCTTATGAAGAATACAAAAGGAATAAACAAAAGAAACTTGATTATATTTTCAATCAATCAAATGTTAATCCGTCTCTAAGAGATGCAACAGTTAACAACTATAAGCCACAAAATGAAAAACAAGTACAAGCTAAACAAACAGCAATAGAGTACGTTCAAGGCTTCTCTACAAAAGAGCCAAAATCATTAATATTGCAAGGTTCATACGGAACTGGTAAAAGCCACCTAGCATACGCTATCGCAAAAGCAGTTAAAGCTAAAGGGCATACGGTTGCTTTTATGCACATACCAATGTTGATGGATCGTATCAAAGCGACATACAACAAAAATGCAGTAGAGACTACAGACGAGCTAGTCAGATTGCTAAGTGATATTGATTTACTTGTACTAGATGATATGGGTGTAGAGAACACAGAACATACTTTAAACAAACTTTTCAGCATTGTTGATAACAGAGTAGGTAAAAACAACATCTTTACAACTAACTTTAGTGATAAAGAACTAAATCAAAATATGAACTGGCAACGTATCAATTCAAGAATGAAACACAATGCAAGAAAAGTAAGAGTAATCGGAGACGATTTCAGGGAGCGAGACGCATGGTAACCAAAGAATTTTTGAAAATTAAACTTGAGTGTTCAGATATGTACGCTCAGAAACTCATAGACGAGGCACAGGGCGACGAAAATAAGTTATATGACCTATTTATCCAAAAACTTGCAGAACGTCACACACGCCCTGCTATCGTCGAATATTAAGGAGTGTTAAAAAATGCCGAAAGAAAAATATTACTTATACCGAGAAGATGGCACAGAAGATATTAAGGTCATCAAGTATAAAGACAACGTAAATGAAGTTTATTCGCTCTCAGGAGCCCATTTCAGCGACGAAAAGAAAATTATGACTGATAGTGACCTAAAACGATTCAAAGGCGCTCATGGGCTTCTATATGAGCATCAATTAGGGTTACAAGCAACGATATTTGATATTTAGAGGAGGCAGCATATGGAAGTACATTACAGTAGCAAAACGAACGAGTGGGCAACACCACAAAATTTATTTGATGACCTAAACAGAGAATTCAATTTTACATTAGATCCTTGTTCAACAGATGAAAACGCTAAATGCCAAAAACACTACACAGCAAAAGATAATGGATTAATTCAAGATTGGTCTGAAGATGTTGTTTTTATGAACCCGCCATATGGTAGAAGCATCAAACGTTGGGTCAAGAAAGCTTATGAAGAAAGTGTGAAAGGTGCAACAGTGGTTTGTTTAATACCCGCAAGAACAGATACAACGTATTGGCATGATTACATTTTTAATAAAGCTGATGATATACGGTTTCTACGCGGTCGCCTGAAGTTTAGCGAAAGTAAAAACAGCGCACCTTTTCCTAGCGCGATTATCGTTTATAGAGGTGGACGATGAGTAAATACAACGCTAAGAAAGTTGAGTACAAAGAGATTGTATTTGATAGCAAAGTAGAGTGTGAATATTACCAATATTTAGAAAGTAATATGAATGGCACTAACTATGATCGTATCGAAATACAACCGAAATTTGAATTACAACCTAAATTCGGGAAACAAAGACCGATTACGTATATAGCCGATTTCTCTTTGTGGAAGGAAGGGAAACTGGTTGAAGTTATAGACGTTAAAGGTAAGGCGACTGAAGTTGCCAACATCAAAGCGAAGATATTCAGATATCAGTATAGAGATGTGAATTTAACGTGGATATGTAAAGCACCTAAATACACAGGTCAAGAATGGATGGTATATGAGGACTTAGTGAAAGTCAGACGTAAAAGAAAAAGAGAAATGAAGTGATTTAATGCAACAACAAGCATATATAAATGCAACGATTGATATAAGGATACCTACAGAAGTTGAATATCAGCATTTTGATGATGTGGATAAAGAAAAAGAAACGCTGGCAGATTACTTATATAACAATCCTGACGAAATACTAGAATATAACAATTTAAAAATTAGAAATGTAAATGTAGAGGTGGAATAAATGGCGGGCATAAATACGAAAGTGAGAATAGACGGTAAGTTGATGACGCTTATTGATGCATCTGATAAATACGACATCAAAGTATCGACATTGATTACTAGACACACTAAAGGTTTAAGAGGTCAAGAATTAATACAAAATCTAGCGAAAGCTAAAAAAGTAGAAATTAACGGCAAGATGATGACTGTTAACGAAATAACTAAAAAGTACAACATAAGCAAAGGGCTACTTAACTACAGGATTGGCAAGGGGTTAACTGGTAACGCACTCATTGCACCACCGCAAGAAAAGAAAACGTTTAGAGATAACGGAAGAATCACGCAAGAGGAAAGACGCATATTGTCAGAAATTGACGCTAGACACGAGCAAGAACTGCGAGACAAGAAGAAAGCAGAAAAGAATGAGAAAGAGCGTCAACGTTTAGCAATGATTGAAAAGTATAAACGACGTGATCCGTACTGGTTTGATGTCACTTATAACCAAATGTTCAAGAAATGGAGTGAAGCATAATGAGCATAATCAGTAACAGAAAAGTAGATATGAACAAAACGCAAGACAACGTTAAGCAACCGGCGCATTACACATACGGCGACATTGAAATTATAGATTTCATCGAACAAGTTACGGCACAGTACCCACCACAATTAGCATTCGCAATAGGTAATGCAATTAAATATCTGTCTAGAGCACCGTTAAAGAATGGTCATGAGGATTTAGCAAAGGCGAAGTTTTACGTTGATAGAGTGTTTGACTTGTGGGAGTGATGACCATGACAGATAGCGCACGCAAAGAATACTTAAACCATTTTTTCGGCTCTAAGAGATATCTGTATCAGGATAATGAGCGAGTGGCTCATATTCATGTAGTAAACGGCACTTATTACTTTCATGGGCATATCGTACCAGGTTGGCAAGGCGTTAAAAAGACATTTGATACAACCGAAGAGCTTGAAAAGTATATAAAGCAACATGGTTTGGAATATGAGGAACAGAAGCAACTAACTTTATTTTAGAGGAGATGGAAATGATGAATAACCGCGAACAAATTGAACAATCAATTATCAGTGCTAGTGCCTATAACGGTAATGACACAGAGGGATTACTAAAAGAGGTTGAAGACGTGTATAAGAAAGCGCAAGCGTTTGATGAAATACTTGAGGGAATGACAAATGCTATTCAACATTCAGTTAAAGAAGGTGTTGAACTTGATGAAGCAGTAGGGATTATGGCAGGTCAAGTTGTCTATAAATATGAGGAGGAACAGGAAAATGAGTATTAGTGTAGGAGATAAAGTATATAACCATGAAACAAACGAAAGTCTAGAGATTGTGCAATTGGTCGGAGATATTAGAGATACACATTATAAACTGTCTGATGATTCAGTTATTAGCATTATAGATTTTATTACTAAACCAATTTATCTAATTAAGGGGGACGAGTGAGTGGAATGGAAACGATTAAAAAATGTGGTGCCGCACCCAGTTATCAAAAATAAAAACTTAAAGTCGGTATACGTAACAAAAGATAATGTGAAAGAGGTTCAAAAAGAATTAGGTTTCTTTGAAATTTTTAGTGAAGAAGTGTTATTAACTTGATTTTTATCATTTCAAAGGATGCCTATTTACATTATTTGGATTAATCCTAAATCTCATAAGACGCATAGATATTACTTTGCTAACGAGCATGAGATTGAAAGATATTTTGAATTTTTGGAGGACAAGTAAATGCTTGAAATCATCGACCAACGTGATGCATTGCTAGAAGTAAAGTATTTAAACGACGACTGGTGGTACGAGTTAGATTATTGGTTGAATAAACGCAAGTCAGAAAATGAACAGATTGATATTGATAGAGTGCTTAAATTTATTGAGGAATTAAAACGATAGGAGATAACGAATAAATGAATAATTTAACAGTAGATCAATTACAAGAGTTATTACAAATACAAAAGGAGTTCGACGATAGAATACCGACGCTGAACTTAGGAGATAGCAAGATTGCATATGTAGTTGAATTCTTTGAATGGTTTAATACATTGGAAACGTTTAAGAACTGGAAGAAGAAACCAGGTAAGCCGTTAGACGTACAGTTAGATGAATTAGCTGACATGTTGGCGTTTGGATTGAGTATTGCAAATCAACAAGAGGTAACGAACGAAAAATTAGAATATGGATTAAGCACTCTTAGAAAAGATGGGTATCTTTACAATGAATCTCAATCCGTTTGGGACTTTATGTCAGATGTATCAAACGTTGGTTTAGAACCTTTAAGTGCAGTTATTATACCACTAGATATTGCTTACAACTTATATTCTATCGACCAACTCATTGACGCGTACAAAAAGAAAATGAAAAGGAATCATGAAAGACAAGATGGAACAGCAGACGCAGGAAAAGGATACGTGTAAAGACATATTAGATCGAGTCAAGGAGGTTTTGGGGAAGTGACACAATACCTAGTCACAACATTCAAAGATTCAACAGGACGCAAGCATACACACATAACTAAAGCTAAGAGCAATCAAAGGTTTACAGTTGTTGAGGCAGAGAGTAAAGAAGAAGCGAAAGAGAGGTACGAGGCGCAAGTTAAAAGAGGTGCAGTTATTAAAGTGGGTCAGTTGTTTGAAAATATAAGGGAGTGTGGGAAATGATTAAGCAAATACTAAGATTATTATTCCTACTAGCAATGTACGAGTTAGGTAAGTATGTAACTGAGCAAGTATATATTATGATGACGGCTAATGATGATGTAGAGGCGCCGAGTGATTACGTCTTTCGAGCGGAGGTGAGTGAATAATGAGAATATTTATTTATGATTTGATCGTTTTGCTGTTTGCTTTCTTAATATCCATATATATTATTGATGATGGAGTGATAATAAATGCATTAGGAATTTTTGGTATGTATAAAATTATAGATTCCTTTTCAGAAAATATTATAAAGAGGTAGATAAAAATGAACGAGCAAATAATAGGAAGCATATATACTTTAGCAGGAGGTGTTGTGCTTTATTCAGTTAAAGAGATTTTTAGGTATTTTACAGATTCTAACTTACAACGTAAAAAAATCAATTTAGAACAAATATATCCGATATATTTAGATTGTTTTAAAAAGGCTAAAAAGATGATTGGAGCTTATATTATTCCAACAGAACAGCATGAATTTTTAGATTTTTTTGATATTGAAGTCTTTAATAATTTAGATAAGCAAAGTAAAAAAGCGTATGAAAATGTTATTGGATTTAGACAAATGATTAATTTATCAAATAGAGTTAAGGCAATGGAAGATTTTAAGATGAGTTTCAACAATGAATTTAGTACAAATCAGATTTTTTTTAATCCTTCTTTTGTTATGGAAACAATTGCTATTATAAATGAATATCAAAAAGATATATCTTATTTAAAAAATATAATTAATAAAATGAATGAAAATAGAGCTTATAATCATATTGATAGTTTTATCACTTCAGAGTACCGACGAAAAATAAACGATTATAATCTTTATCTTGATAAATTTGAAGAACAGTTTAGTCAAAAGTTTAAAATAAACAGAACTTCGATAAAAGAAAGAATTATTATTAATTTAAACAAGAGGAGATTTAAATGATGTGGATTACTATGACTATTGTATTTGCTATATTGCTATTAGTTTGTATCAGTATTAATAGTGATCGTGCAAGAGAGATACAAGCACTCAGATATATGAATGATTATCTACTTGATGAAGTAGTTAAAACTAAAGGATACAACGGGTTAAAAGAATACAGGATTGAATTAAAGCGAATGAATAACGATATTAAAAAGTAATTTATATTATCGGAGGTATTGCATTGAATGATAAAGATTGAGAAACACGATATCAAAAAGCTTGAAGAATACATTCAGCACATCGATAACTATCGAAGAGAGTTGAAGATGCGAGAATATGAATTACTTGAAAGTCATGAACCAGATAATGCGGGAGCTGGCAAAAGTAATTTGCCGGGTAACCCGATTGAACGATGTGCAATAAAGAAGTTTAGTGATAACAGGTACAATACATTAAGAAATATAGTTAACGGTGTAGATAGATTGATAGATGAAAGTGATGAGGATACGCTTGAGTTATTAAGGTTTAGATATTGGGATTGTCCTATTGGTTGTTATGAATGGGAAGATATAGCACATTACTTTGGTACAAGTAAGACAAGTATATTACGTAGAAGGAATGCACTGATCGATAAGTTAGCAAAGTATATTGGTTATGTGTAGCGGACTTTTACCCTATGTAAGTCCGCATTAAAACAGTTTATTATGTTAGTATCAGATTAATATTTAAAGTTATTAAATGCTAATACGACGCATGAACAAGAGGCGCATCACTATGTGATGTGTCTTTTTATTTATGAGGTATGAACATGTTCAAACTAATTGTAAATACATTACTACACATCAAGTATAGATGCGTCTTGATACTACTTAAGTTATATAAGGTGAAACATTATGATGACTAAAGACGAACGTATACGATTCTATAAGTCTAAAGAATGGCAAACAACAAGAAAAAGAGTGCTAGAAAGAGATAATTATGAATGTCAACAATGTAAGCGAGACGGCAAGTTAACGACATATGACAAAAGCAAGCGTAAGTCGTTGGATGTAGATCATATATTATCGCTAGAACATCATCCGGAGTTTGCTCATGACTTAAACAATTTAGAAACACTGTGTATTAAATGTCACAACAAAAAAGAAAAGAGATTTATAAAAAAAGAAAATAAATGGAAAGACGAAAAATGGTAAATACCCCCGGGTCAAAAAAATCAAAAGCGATCAAAATACTTGGGGAACGGGGAGGGGCTCGACTTCGCGATAATTTTAAAAATCCATGTATAACCCCCCTCTTATAACCATTTTAAGGCAGGTGATGAAATGGAGATTATAGTTGATGAAAACTTAGTGCTTAAAGAAAAAGAAAGGCTGCAAGTATTATATAAAGACATACCTAGCAATAAATTAAAAGTAGTTGATGGTTTAATTATTCAAGCAGCAAGACTACGTGTAATGCTTGATTACATGTGGGAAGACATAAAAGAAAAAGGTGACTATGATTTATTTACTCAATCTGAAAAGGCGCCCCCATATGAAAGAGAAAGACCAGTAGCCAAACTATTTAATGCTAGAGATGCAGCCTATCAAAAAATAATCAAACAATTATCGGATTTATTGCCCGAAGAGAAAGAAGACACAGAAACACCATCTGATGATTACCTATGATTAGTAATAAATACGTTGATGAATATATAAATTTGTGGAAACAAGGAAAGATAATTTTAAATAAAGAAAGAATTGATCTATTTAATTATCTACAAACACATATATATTCACGAGATGATGTATATTTTGATGAACAGAAAATCGAGGATTGTATCAAATTTATTGAAAAATGGTATTTTCCAACATTACCTTTTCAAAGGTTTATCATTGCTAATATATTTCTTATAGATAAAAATACAGATGAAGCTTTCTTTACAGAATTTGCTATTTTCATGGGACGTGGAGGCGGGAAAAACGGTTTAATAAGTGCAATTAGTGATTTTCTTTCTACGCCCCTACATGGAGTTAAAGAATATCACATCTCTATTGTTTCTAATAGTGAAGAACAAGCAAAAACATCGTTTGATGAAATCAGAAACGTTTTAATGGAAAACAAACGAAATAAGACGGGTAAAACGCCAAAAGCTCCTTATGAAGTTAGTCAAACAAAAATAATAAACCGTGCAACTAAATCGGTTATTCGATATAACACATCAAACACAAAAACCAAAGACGGTGGACGTGAGAGGTGTGTTATTTTTGATGAAATTCATTATTTCTTTGGTCCTGAAATGGTAAACGTTAAACGTGGTGGACTAGGTAAAAAGAAAAACCGACGAACATTTTATATTAGCACTGATGGCTTTGTTAGAGATGGTTATATCGATTCAATGAAGCACAAAATTGCGAGTGTGTTAAGTGGCAAGGTTAAAAATAGTAGGTTATTCCCTTTTTATTGTAAGTTAGATGATCCAAAAGAAGTTGATGACAGAAATATGTGGGAAAAGGCAAACCCAATGTTACATAAACCGTTGTCAGAATACGCTAGAACACTGCTAAGTACTATTGAAGAAGAATATAACGATTTACCATTCAACCGTTCAAATAAGCCCGAATTCATAACTAAGCGAATGAATTTGCCTGAAGTTGACCTTGAAAAAGTAATAGCACCATGGAAAGAAATACTAGCGACTAATAGAGAGATACCAAATTTAGATAATCAAATGTGTATTGGTGGTTTAGACTTTGCAAACATTCGAGATTTTGCAAGTGTAGGGCTATTATTCCGAAAAAACGATGATTACATTTGGTTAGGACATTCGTTTGTAAGACAAGGGTTTTTGGATGATGTCAAATTAGAACCTCCTATTAAAGAATGGGAAAAAATGGGATTATTGACCATTGTCGATGATGATGTCATTGAAATTGAATATATAGTTGATTGGTTTTTAAAGGCTAGAGAAAAATATGGGCTTGAAAAAGTCATAGCTGATAATTATAGAACTGATATTGTAAGACGTGCGTTTGAGGATGCTGGCATAAAACTTGAAGTACTTAGAAATCCAAAAGCAATACATGGATTACTTGCACCACGTATCGATACAATGTTTGCGAAACATAACGTAATATATGGAGACAATCCTTTGATGCGTTGGTTTACTAATAATGTTGCAGTAAAGGTTAAACCCGATGGTAATAAAGAATATATTAAAAAAGATGAAAATAGAAGAAAAACCGATGGGTTCATGGCTTTTGTTCACGCATTATATAGAGCAGACGATATAGTAGACAAAGACATGTCTAAAGCGCTTGATGCATTAATGAGTATAGATTTCTAATAGAGGAGGTGAGACATGAGTATTCTAGAAAAGATATTTAAAACTAGGAAAGATATAACATATATGCTTGATTTAGATATGATAGAAGATCTATCACAACAAGCGTATGTGAAACGTTTAGCGATTGATAGTTGTATTGAATTTGTTGCGCGAGCTGTCGCTCAAAGTCATTTTAAAGTATTGGAAGGTAATAGAATTCAAAAGAATGATGTTTACTACAAGTTAAATATAAAACCAAATACTGACTTATCAAGCGATAGTTTTTGGCAACAAGTTATATATAAACTAATTTATGATAACGAGGTTTTAATCGTAGTAAGTGACAGCAAAGAATTACTTATCGCAGATAGCTTTTACAGAGAAGAGTACGCTTTGTATGATGATATATTCAAAGATGTAACGGTTAAAGATTATACTTATCAACGTACTTTCACAATGCAAGAGGTCATATATTTAAAGTACAACAACAATAAAGTGACACACTTTGTAGAAAGTCTATTCGAAGATTACGGGAAAATATTCGGAAGAATGATAGGTGCACAATTAAAAAACTATCAAATAAGAGGGATTTTGAAATCTGCCTCTAGCGCATATGACGAAAAGAATATAGAAAAATTACAAGCGTTCACAAATAAATTATTCAATACTTTTAATAAAAATCAACTAGCAATCGCGCCTTTGATAGAAGGGTTTGATTATGAGGAATTATCTAATGGTGGTAAGAATAGTAACATGCCTTTTTCTGAATTGAGTGAGCTAATGAGAGATGCAATAAAAAATGTTGCGTTGATGATTGGTATACCTCCAGGTTTGATTTACGGAGAAACAGCTGATTTGGAAAAAAACACGCTTGTATTTGAGAAGTTCTGTTTAACACCTTTATTAAAAAAGATTCAGAACGAATTAAACGCGAAACTCATAACACAAAGCATGTATTTGAAAGATACAAGAATAGAAATTGTCGGTGTGAATAAAAAAGACCCACTTCAATATGCTGAAGCAATTGACAAACTTGTAAGTTCTGGTTCATTTACAAGGAATGAGGTGCGGATTATGTTAGGTGAAGAACCATCAGACAATCCTGAATTAGACGAATACCTGATTACTAAAAACTACGAAAAAGCTAACAGTGGTGAAAATGATGAAAAAGAAAAAGATGAAAACACTTTGAAAGGTGGTGATGAAGATGAAAGCGGAGATTAAAGGCGTCATCGTTTCCAACGAAGATAAATGGGTTTACGAAATGCTTGGTATGGATTCGACTTGTCCTAAAGATGTTTTAACACAACTAGAATTTAGTGATGAAGATGTTGATATTATAATTAACTCAAATGGTGGTAACCTAGTAGCTGGTAGTGAAATATATACACATTTAAGAGCTCATAAAGGCAAAGTGAATGTTCGTATCACAGCAATAGCAGCAAGTGCGGCATCGCTTATCGCAATGGCTGGTGACCACATCGAAATGAGTCCGGTTGCTAGAATGATGATTCACAATCCTTCAAGTAATGCGCAAGGAGAAGCGAAAGATCTAAATCATGCTGCAGAAACATTAGAACATGTTGGTCAAATAATGGCTGAGGCATATGCGGTTAGAGCTGGTAAAAACAAACAAGAACTTGTAGAAATGATGGCTAGGGAAACGTGGCTAAATGCTGATGAAGCCATTGAACAAGGTTTTGCGGATAGTAAAATGTTTGAAAACGACAATATGCAAATTGTAGCAAGCAATACACAAGTGTTATCGAAAGATGTATTAAATCGTGTAACAGCTTTGGTAAGTAAAACGCCAGAGGTTAACATTGATATTGACGCAATAGCAAATAAAGTAATTGAAAAAATAAATATGAAAGAAAAGGAATCAGAAATCGATGTTGCAGATAGTAAAGTATCAGCAAATGGATTTTCAAGATTCCTTTTTTAATACAAAAAATAGGAGGTCATAAAATGACTATAAATTTATCGGAAACATTCGCAAATGCGAAAAACGAATTTATTAATGCAGTAAACAACGGTGAACCGCAAGAAAGACAAAATGAATTGTACGGTGACATGATTAACCAACTATTTGAAGAAACTAAATTACAAGCAAAAGCAGAAGCTGAAAGAGTTTCTAGTTTACCTAAATCAGCACAAACTTTGAGTGCAAACCAAAGAAATTTCTTTATGGATATCAATAAGAGTGTTGGATATAAAGAAGAAAAACTTTTACCAGAAGAAACAATTGATAGAATCTTCGAAGATTTAACAACGAATCATCCATTATTAGCTGACTTAGGTATTAAAAATGCTGGTTTGCGTTTGAAGTTCTTAAAATCCGAAACTTCTGGCGTGGCTGTTTGGGGTAAAATCTATGGTGAAATTAAAGGTCAATTAGATGCTGCGTTCAGTGAAGAAACAGCAATTCAAAATAAATTGACAGCGTTTGTTGTTTTACCAAAAGATTTAAATGATTTTGGTCCTGCGTGGATTGAAAGATTTGTTCGTGTTCAAATCGAAGAAGCATTTGCAGTGGCGCTTGAAACTGCGTTCTTAAAAGGTACTGGTAAAGACCAACCGATTGGCTTAAACCGTCAAGTACAAAAAGGTGTATCGGTAACTGATGGTGCTTATCCAGAGAAAGAAGAACAAGGTACGCTTACATTTGCTAATCCGCGCGCTACGGTTAATGAATTGACGCAAGTGTTTAAATACCACTCAACTAACGAGAAAGGTAAATCAGTAGCGGTTAAAGGTAATGTAACAATGGTTGTTAATCCGTCCGATGCTTTTGAGGTTCAAGCACAGTATACACATTTAAATGCAAATGGCGTATATGTTACTGCTTTACCATTTAATTTGAATGTTATTGAGTCTACAGTTCAAGAAGCAGGTAAGGTTTTAACGTACGTTAAAGGTCTATACGATGGTTATTTAGCTGGTGGTATTAATGTTCAGAAATTTAAAGAAACACTTGCGTTAGATGATATGGATTTATACACTGCAAAACAATTTGCTTACGGCAAAGCGAAAGATAATAAAGTTGCTGCTGTTTGGAAATTAGATTTAAAAGGACATAAACCAGCTTTAGAAGATACCGAAGAAACGCTATAAAATTTTATGAGGTGATAAAATGGTGAAATTTAAAGTTGTTAGAGATTTTAAAGACATAGAGCACAATCAACACAAGTACAAAGTAGGGGAGTTGTATCCAGCTGAAGGGTATAACAATCCTCGTGTTGAATTGTTGACAAATCAAATCAAAAATAAGTACGACAAAGTTTATATCGTACCTTTAGATAAGCTGACAAAACAAGAATTATTAGAACTATGCGAATCATTACAAAAAAAGCGTCTAGTTCAATGGTTAAAAGTGAAATCATCGACTTACTGAATGGTGAAGACAATGACGATTGATGATTTGCTTGTCAAATTTAAATCACTTGAAAAGATTGACCATAATTCAGAGGATGAGTACTTAAAGCAGTTGTTAAAAATGTCGTACGAGCGTATAAAAAATCAGTGCGGAGTTTTTGAATTAGAGAATTTAATAGGCCAAGAATTGATACTTATACGTGCTAGATATGCTTATCAAGATTTATTAGAACACTTCAACGACAATTACAGACCTGAAATAATAGATTTTTCGTTATCTCTAATGGAGGTATCAGAAGATGAAGAAAGTGTTTAAAAAACCTAGAATTACAACTAAACGTTTAAATACTCGTGTTCATTTTTATAAGTATACTGAAAATAATGGTCCAGAAGCTGGAGAAAAAGAAGAAAAATTATTATATAGCTGTTGGTCGAGTATTGATGGTGTCTGGTTACGTGAATTAGAACAAGCTATCTCAAACGGAACGCAAAATGACATTAAATTGTATATTCGTGATCCGCAAGGTGATTATTTACCCAGTGAAGAACATTATCTTGAAATTGAATCAAGATATTTCAAAAATCGTTTGAATATAAAGCAAGTATCACCAGATTTGGATAATAAAGACTTTATTATGATTCGTGGAGGATATAGTTCATGAGTGTGAAAGTGACAGGTGATAAAGCATTAGAAAGAGAATTAGAAAAACATTTTGGCATAAAAGAGATGGTAAAAGTTCAAGATAAGGCGTTAATAGCTGGTGCTAAGGTAATTGTTGAAGAAATAAAAAAACAACTAAAGCCCTCAAAAGATACGGGAGCATTAATTAATGAGGTAAGTTTTAGTAAACCTGAATGGATAAACGGAAAACGTACAATTACTGTTCATTGGCGAGGTTCTAAAGACCGTTATAAAATCGTACATTTAATTGAATATGGACACGTTCAAAAAGAAACAGGTAAATTTATCAAACCTAAAGCTATGGGCGGTGTTAATAGAGCAATAAGACAAGGGCAAAATAAGTATTTTGAGACGCTAAAAAGGGAGTTGAAAAAATTGTGATTGATATTTTGTACAAAGTTCATGAAGTGATTAGTCAAGACAGAATTATTAGAGAGCACGTAAATATCAATAATATTAAGTTCAATAAATACCCTAATGTGAAAGATACTGATGTACCTTTTATTGTTATTGACGATATCGACGACCCAATACCTACAACTTATACTGACGGAGATGAGTGTGCATATAGTTATATTGTCCAAATAGATGTTTTTGTTAAGTACAATGATGAATATAATGCGAGAATCATAAGAAATAAGATATCTAATCGCATTCAAAAGTTATTATGGTCTGAACTAAAAATGGGAAATGTTTCAAATGGAAAACCGGAATATATAGAAGAATTTAAAGCATATAGAAGCTCTCGCGTTTACGAGGGCATTTTTTATAAGGAGGAAAATTAAATGGCAGTAAAACATGCAAGTGCGCCAAAGGCGTATATTAACATTACTGGTTTAGGTTTCGCTAAATTAACGAAAGAAGGCGCGGAATTAAAATATAGTGATATTACAAAAACAAGAGGATTACAAAAAATTGGTGTTGAAACTGGCGGAGAACTAAAAACAGCTTATGCTGATGGCGGTCCAATTGAATCAGGGAATACAGACGGAGAAGGTAAAATCTCATTACAAATGCATGCGTTCCCTAAAGAGATTCGCAAAATTGTTTTTAATGAAGATTATGATGAAGATGGCGTTTACGAAGAGAAACAAGGTAAACAAAACAATTACGTAGCTGTATGGTTCAGACAAGAGCGTAGAGACGGTACATTTAGAACAGTTTTATTACCTAAAGTTATGTTTACAAATCCTAAAATCGATGGAGAAACGGCTGAGAAAGATTGGGATTTCTCAAGTGAAGAGGTTGAAGGTGAGGCACTTTTCCCTTTAGTTGATAATAAAAAGTCTGTACGTAAATATATCTTTGACTCAGCTAACATGACAAATCATGGTGGCGACGGTGAAAAAGGCGAAGAGGCTTTCTTAAAGAAAATTTTAGGCGAAGAATATACTGGAAACGTGACAGAGGATAACGAAGAAACTTTGTAACGAAACCGGCTTCATCGGAAACTGCGGTAAAGTCGGTTAATATACCAGATAGCATTAAAACACTTAAAGTTGGCGACACATACGATTTAAATGTTGTAGTAGAGCCATCTAATCAAAGTAAGTTATTGAAATACACAACAGATCAAACGAATATTGTATCAATCAATAGAGATGGTCAAGTTACTGCGGAAGCACAAGGCATTGCTACGGTTAAAGCAACAGTTGGTAATATGAGTGACACTATAACAATAAATGTAGAAGCATAAGAGGGGGCAACCCCTCTATTTTATTTGAAAATAAGGAGAGTATTATAAAATGGCAAAATTAAAACGTAACATTATTCAATTAGTAGAAGACCCGAAAGCAAATGAAATTAAATTACAAACGTACTTAACACCACACTTCATTTCATTTGAAATTGTATACGAAGCAATGGATTTAATCGATGATATTGAGGACGAAAATAGCACGATGAAACCAAGAGAAATCGCTGACAGATTGATGGATATGGTTGTAAAAATTTACGATAACCAATTCACAGTTAAAGACCTAAAAGAACGTATGCATGCACCTGATGGAATGAATGCACTTCGTGAACAAGTGATTTTCATTACTCAAGGTCAGCAAACTGAGGAAACTAGAAATTTTATCCAGAACATGAAATAAAGCCTGAAGATTTAACATATAAAGCAATGTTGAAAAATATGGATACTCTCATGATGGACTTAATTGAAAATGGTAAAGACGCTAACGAAGTTTTAAAAATGCCATTTCATTATGTACTTTCCATATATCAAAATAAAAACAATGACATTTCTGAAGAAAAAGCAGAGGCTTTAATTGATGCGTTTTAACCTTAACCGTTTGGTTAGGGTTATTTTTTTGAACTTTTTTAGAAAGGAGGTAAAAAATGGGAGAAAGAATAAAAGGTTTATCTATAGGTTTGGATTTAGATGCAGCAAATTTAAATAGATCATTTGCAGAAATCAAACGAAACTTTAAAACTTTAAATTCTGACTTAAAGTTAACCGGTAACAACTTCAAATATACCGAAAAATCAACTCATAGTTACAAACAAAGGATTAAAGAACTTGATGGAACTATCACAGGTTATAAGAAAAACGTTGATGATTTAGCCAAGCAATATGGCAAGGTATCTCAAGAACAGGGCGAAAACAGCGCGGAAGCTCAAAAATTACGACAAGAATATAACAAACAAGCAAATGAGCTGAATTTTTTAGAAAAAGAACTAGAAAAAACAACAACTGAGTTTGAAGAGTTCAAAAAAGCTCAAGTTGAAGCTCAAAGAATGGCAGAAAGTGGCTGGGGAAAAACCAGTAAAGTTTTTGAAAGTATGGGACCTAAATTAACAAAAATGGGTGATGGTTTAAAATCCATTGGTAAAGGTTTGATGATTGGTGTAACTGCACCTGTTTTAGGTATTGCAGCAGCATCAGGAAAAGCTTTTGCAGAAGTTGATAAAGGTTTAGATACAGTTACCCAAGCAACAGGAGCAACCGGCGGAGAGCTTAAGAAGTTGCAGAATTCATTTAAAGATGTTTATGGCAACTTTCCAGCAGACGCTGAGACTGTAGGCGGTGTTTTAGGGGAAGTTAACACAAGGTTAGGTTTCACTGGCAAAGAACTTGAGAGTGCCACAGAGTCATTCTTGAAATTTAGTCACATAACAGGTTCTGACGGCGTACAAGCCGTTCAATTAATTACGCGTGCAATGGGTGATGCAGGTATTGAAGCTGATGAGTATCAAAGTGTACTTGATATGGTAGCGAAAGCAGCACAGGCTAGCGGTATAAGTGTTGATACATTAGCTGATAGCATTACTAAATACGGTGCTCCGATGAGGGCTATGGGCTTTGAGATGAAAGAATCAATCGCTTTATTCTCTCAATGGGAGAAATCAGGTGTTAATACTGAAATAGCCTTCAGTGGTTTGAAAAAAGCTATATCCAATTGGGGTAAAGCGGGTAAAGACCCAAGAGAAGAATTTAAGAAGACATTAGCAGAAATTGAAAGGACACCGGATATAGCTAGCGCAACAAGTTTAGCGATTGAAGCATTTGGTGCAAAAGCAGGTCCTGATTTAGCAGATGCTATTAAAGGCGGTCGCTTTAGTTACCAAGAGTTCTTAAAAACTATCGAAGATTCGCAAGGAACGGTCAATCAGACATTTAAAGATTCTGAAAGTGGCTCCGAAAGATTTAAAGTAGCAATGAATAAACTTAAATTAGTAGGTGCTGATGTATGGGCTTCTATTGAACGTGCGTTTGCTCCAGTCATGGAAGAATTAATCAAAAAGCTATCTGTAGCAGTTGATTGGTTTTCAAGTTTAAGTGATGGATCTAAAAGGTCGATTGTTATATTCGGTGGTATTGCTGCTGCAATTGGTCCTGTAGTTTTTGGATTAGGTGCATTCATAAGCACAGTTGGCAACGCAGTAACTGTATTAGCTCCATTATTAGCTAGTATTGCAAAGGCTGACGGATTGATTAGTTTTTTATCAACTAAAGTGCCTATTTTAGGAACAGTCTTCACAGCATTAACTGGTCCAATTGGTATCGTGTTAGGTGTACTGGCTGGTTTAGCAGTCGCATTTACAATAGCTTATAAGAAATCTGAAACATTCAGAAATTTTGTTAATGGTGCAATTAACAGTGTTAAACAAACGTTTAGTAATTTCATTCAATTTATCCAACCTTTCATTGATTCCGTTAAAAACGTCTTTAAACAAGCGGTTTCAGCAATCGTTGATTTCGCTAAAGATATTTGGAGTCAAATTAATGGATTCTTTAATGAAAACGGAATTTCTATTGTTCAAGCGCTTCAAAATATATGCAATTTTATCAAAGCTATATTTGAATTTATCTTAAATTTTGTAATTAAACCAATCATGTTTGCGATTTGGCAAGTGATGCAATTTATTTGGCCGGCGGTTAAAGCCTTGATTGTCAGTACTTGGGAGAATATAAAAGGAGTAATACAAGGTGCTTTAAATATAATACTTGGCTTTATTAAGTTCTTTTCAAGTTTATTCACTGGTAATTGGCGAGGTGTTTGGGACGGTATTGTGATGATACTAAAAGGCACTGTGCAGTTAATTTGGAATTTAATACAACTGTGGTTTGTAGGTAAGATTCTAGGTGTTGTTAGATACTTTGGTGGATTGCTTAAAGGTTTAATATCCGGTATCTGGGGTGTTATCAAAGGTATTTTCACAAAATCATTATCTGCAATTTGGAATGCAACGAAAAGTATTTTTGGTTTCTTATACAATAGTGTTAAATCTATTTTCACTAATATGAAAAACTGGTTATCTAGTACGTGGAATAATATCAAAAGCAATACCGTCGGCAAGGCTCATTCGTTATTTACGGGTGTAAGGTCTAAATTCACAAGTTTATGGAATGCGACGAAAGATATATTTACTAAATTAAGAAATTGGATGTCAAACATCTGGAACTCTATTAAAGATAACACGGTAGGTATAGCTGGTCGTTTGTGGGATAAAGTACGTAATATCTTCGGAAACATGCGTGACGGTTTAAAATCTATCATTGGTAAAATTAAAGATCATATCGGCGGTATGGTAGATGCTATTAAAAAAGGACTTAATAAATTAATTGAAGGCTTAAACTGGGTCGGTGGTAAGTTAGGTATGGATGAAATACCTAGGTTACACACTGGTACAGAGCACACACATACTACTACAAGATTAGTTAAGAACGGTAAGATTGCACGTGATACATTCGCTACAGTTGGGGATAAAGGACGTGGAAATGGTCCAAATGGTTTTAGAAATGAAATGATTGAATTCCCTAATGGTAAACGTGTAATCACACCTAATACAGACACTACTGCTTATTTACCTAAAGGCTCAAAAGTATACAACGGTGCACAAACTTATTCAATGTTAAACGGAACGCTTCCGAGATTTCATTTCGGTACTACTATGTGGAAAGATATTAAATCTAGTGCATCATCGGCATTTAACTGGACAAAAGATCAAATAGGTAAAGGTACCAAATGGCTTGGCGATAAAGTTGGCGATGTAATGGACTTTATTGATAATCCGGGTAAGCTTTTAAATTATGTGCTCAAAGCGTTTGGTGTTGACTTTAGCTCTCTAACTAAAGGTATGGGTATTGTTGGCGATATAACAAAAGCGTCTTGGAATAAGATTAAAAGTAAGGCGATTAATTGGATAAAAGAAGGATTAGAGAGCCAAGCGGGAGATGGTTCTGTGTTTGATAGTTTCAGAATACTACAACCTTATTCAGCACCGCCAAAACCTCCTAACCCCAATTATCCATTTAACGGAGGCGTTCATCATGGTGTTGACTATGATACGCCGACCGGTACCCCTATACGTACGCCAATGGGTGGACGTGTTAGAAGTTGGTATGACAACTATGGTGGCGGTAAAGCAATTACTGTTCAAAAAGGTCGAACATTTTTGTGGTTCATGCACTTATCTGAACAATTGCGTAGAACAGGTGAACAAATTAAAGCTGGTCAATTAATTGGTAAATCAGGTAATACAGGTTCTATGACTAATTACCGCCATTTACATTTCCAAGTCAATCAAGGCGGAGAGTCCAATAGGTATTCGACAGACCCTATTCCTTGGTTACGGAAAAACGACAAAACTGGTGGAAAGAATTCACCTGGAGGGAGTGGTTCTGAAAATGCGCGCAGAGCGATTAGAACAGCTCAAAATATACTTGGAGGTCAATACAAAGCTAGCTGGATTACACACGAAATGATGCGTGTAGCAAGACGTGAATCCAATTATACAGCTAATGCAGTTAATAATTGGGATAGCAACGCAAGAGCTGGTACACCTTCAAGAGGTATGTTCCAAATGATAGATCCTTCATTTAGAGCGTACGCAAAGTCGGGTTACAATAATCCTCTTAACCCAACTCATCAAGCTATATCGGCTATGAGATATATTGTGGGTAAATGGGTACCAAGAACGGGCTCATGGAGAGCTGCGTTCAAACGCGCTGGTGATTACGCATATGCTACTGGTGGCAAAGTCTACAACGGATTGTACCACTTAGGAGAAGAAGGATATCCAGAATGGATTATTCCAACAGATCCAGCTCGTAAAAATGATGCAATGAAGATGTTGCATTATGCAGCAGCAGAAGTAAGAGGGAGAAAAGCGAGTAAAAATAAGCGTCCTAGTCAATTGTCTAATGTAAATGGGTTTGATGACCCAAGCTTATTATTGAAAATGATTGAACAACAGCAACAACAAATAGCTTTATTACTGAAAATAGCGCAATCCAACGATGTGATTGCAGATAAAGATTATCAGCCGATTATTGACGAATACGCTTTTGATAAAAAGGTGAACGCGTCTATAGAAAAGCGAGAAAGGCAAGAATCAACAAAAGTAAAGTTTAGAAAAGGAGGAATTGCTATTCAATGATAGACACTATTAAAGTGAACAACAAAACAATTCCTTGGTTGTATGTCGAAAGAGGGTTTGAAATACCCTCTTTTAATTATGTTTTAAAAACAGAAAATGTAGATGGACGTTCGGGGTCTATATATAAAGGGCGTAGGCTTGAATCTTATAGTTTTGATATACCTTTGGTGGTACGTAATGACTATTTATCTCACAACGGCATTAAAACATATGATGACGTCTTGAATGAATTAGTAAAGTTTTTTAACTACGAGGAACAAGTTAAATTACAATTCAAATCTAAAGATTGGTACTGGAACGCTTATTTTGAAGGACCAATAAAGCTGCACAAAGAATTTACAATACCTGTTAAGTTCACTATCAAAGTAGTACTAACAGACCCTTACAAATATTCAGTAACAGGAAATAAAAATACTGCGATTTCAGACCAAGTTTCAGTTGTAAATAGTGGGACTGCTGACACTCCTTTAATTGTTGAAGCCCGAGCAATTAAACCATCTAGTTACTTTATGATCACTAAAAATGATGAAGATTATTTTATGGTTGGTGATGATGAGGTAACCAAAGAAGTTAAGGATTACATGCCTCCTGTTTATCATAGTGAGTTTCGTGATTTCAAAGGTTGGACTAAGATGATTACTGAAGATATTCCAAGTAATGACTTAGGTGGTAAGGTCGGCGGTGACTTTGTGATATCCAATCTTGGCGAAGGATATAAAGCAACTAATTTTCCTGATGCAAAAGGTTGGGTTGGTGCTGGCACGAAACGAGGGCTCCCTAAAGCGATGACAGATTTTCAAATTACCTATAAATGTATTGTTGAACAAAAAGGTAAAGGTGCCGGAAGAACAGCACAACATATTTATGATAGTGATGGTAAGTTACTTGCTTCTATTGGTTATGAAAATAAATATCATGATAGAAAAATAGGACATATTGTTGTTACGTTGTATAACCAAAAAGGAGACCCCAAAAAGATATACGACTATCAGAATAAACCGATAATGTATAACTTGGACAGAATCGTTGTTTATATGCGGCTCAGAAGAGTAGGTAATAAATTTTCTATTAAAACTTGGAAATTTGATCACATTAAAGACCCAGATAGACGTAAACCTATTGATATGGATGAGAAAGAGTGGATAGATGGCGGTAAGTTTTATCAGCGTCCAGCTTCTATCATAGCTATCTATAGTGCGAAGTATAACGGTTATAAGTGGATGGAGATGAATGGATTAGGTTCATTCAATACGGAGATTCTACCGAAACCGAAAGGCGCAAGGGATGTCATTATACAAAAAGGTGATTTAGTGAAAATAGATATGCAAGCAAAAAGTGTTGTCATCAATGAGGAACCAATGTTGAGCGAGAAATCGTTTGGAAGTAATTATTTCAATGTTGATTCTGGGTACAGTGAATTAATCATACAACCTGAAAACGTCTTTGATACGACGGTTAAATGGCAAGATAGATATTTATAGAAAGGAGATGAGAGTGTGATACATGTTTTAGATTTTAACGACAAGATTATAGATTTCCTTTCTACTGATGACCCTTCCTTAGTTAGAGCGATTCATAAACGTAATGTTAATGACAATTCAGAAATGCTTGAACTGCTCATATCATCAGAAAGAGCTGAAAAGTTCCGTGAACGACATCGTGTTATTATAAGGGATTCAAACAAACAATGGCGTGAATTTATTATTAACTGGGTTCAAGATACGATGGACGGCTACACAGAGATAGAATGTATAGCGTCTTATCTTGCTGATATAACAACAGCTAAACCGTATGCACCAGGCAAATTTGAGAAAAAGACAACTTCAGAAGCATTGAAAGATGTGTTGAGCGATACAGGTTGGGAAGTTTCTGAACAAACCGAATACGATGGCTTACGTACTACGTCATGGACTTCTTATCAAACTAGATATGAAGTTTTAAAGCAATTATGTACAACCTATAAAATGGTATTGGATTTTTATATAGAGCTTAGTTCTAATACCGTCAAAGGTAGATATGTGGTACTCAAAAAGAAAAACAGCTTATTCAAAGGTAAAGAAATTGAGTATGGTAAAGATTTGGTTGGGTTAACTAGGAAGATTGATATGTCAGAAATCAAAACAGCATTAATTGCTGTGGGACCCGAAAATGACAAAAGAAAGCGTTTAGAGTTAGTTGTGACTGATGACGAAGCACAAAGTCAATTCAACTTACCTACCCGTTATATTTGGGGAATATACGAACCTCAATCAGATGATCAAAATATGAATGAAACACGGTTGCGTTCTTTAGCCCAAACAGAGTTAAATAAACGTAAGTCGGCAGTTATGTCATATGAGATTACTTCTACTGATTTGGAAGTTACGTATCCGCACGAGATTATATCAATTGGTGATACAGTCAGAGTAAAACATAGAGATTTTAACCCGCCATTGTATGTAGAGGCAGAAGTTATTGCCGAAGAATATAACATAATTTCAGAAAATAGCACATATACATTCGGTCAACCTAAAGAGTTCAAAGAATCAGAATTACGAGAAGAGTTTAACAAGCGATTGAACATAATACATCAAAAGTTAAACGATAATATTAGCAATATCAACACTATAGTTAAAGATGTTGTAGATGGTGAATTAGAATACTTTGAACGCAAAATACACAAAAGTGATACACCGCCAGAAAATCCAGTCAATGATATGCTTTGGTATGATACAAGTAACCCTGATGTTGCTGTCTTGCGTAGATATTGGAATGGTCGATGGATTGAAGCAACACCAAATGATGTTGAAAAATTAGGTGGTATAACAAGAGAGAAAGCGCTATTCAGTGAATTAAACAATATTTTTATTAATTTATCTATACAACACGCTAGTCTTTTGTCAGAAGCTACAGAATTACTGAATAGCGAGTACTTAGTAGATAATGATTTGAAAGCGGACTTACAAGCAAGTTTAGACGCTGTGATTGATGTTTATAATCAAATTAAAAATAATTTAGAATCTATGACACCCGAAACTGCAACGATTGATCGGTTGGTAGATACACAAGCTTTATTTCTTGAGTATAGAAAGAAATTACAAGATGTTTATACAGATGTAGAAGATGTCAAAATCGCCATTTCAGATAGATTTAAATTATTACAGTCACAATACACTGATGAAAAATATAAAGAAGCGTTGGAAATAATAGCAACAAAATTTGGTTTAACGGTGAATGAAGATTTGCAGTTAGTCGGAGAACCTAATGTTGTTAAATCAGCTATTGAAGCAGCTAGAGAATCCACAAAAGAACAATTACGTGACTATGTAAAAACATCGGACTATAAAACAGACAAAGACGGTATTGTTGAACGTTTAGATACTGCTGAAGCTGAGAGAACGACTTTAAAAGGTGAAATCAAAGATAAAGTTACGTTAAACGAATATCGAAACGGATTGGAAGAACAAAAACAATATACTGATGACCAGTTAAGTGATTTGTCCAATAATCCTGAGATTAAAGCAAGTATTGAACAAGCAAATCAAGAAGCGCAAGAAGCTTTAAAATCATACATTGATGCTCAAGATGATCTTAAAGAGAAGGAATCGCAAGCGTATGCTGATGGTAAAATTTCGGAAGAAGAGCAACGCGCTATACAAGATGCTCAAGCTAAACTTGAAGAGGCAAAACAAAACGCAGAACTAAAGGCTAGAAACGCTGAAAAGAAAGCTAATGCTTATACAGACAACAAGGTCAAAGAAAGCACAGATGCACAGAGGAGAACATTGACTCGCTATGGTTCTCAAATTATACAAAATGGTAAGGAAATCAAATTAAGAACTACTAAAGAAGAGTTTAATGCTTCTAAAAGAACACTATCAAGAGTGTTAGCAGACATCACTGTAAATGCTATGAAAGGCATCTATTTAAGGTATGACGAAAATGGGGCGATTACTTCACATACTATTGATAAAGATGGCGTGAAAATTAGTGGCGATAAAGTTGATATAACAGCGAATAGAGAATTTAATGTAGTCGCAAATAATATTAATAACAAAGTTGGTAAAAATGACATTGTTAATAGCCTAAACTTATCAAATGAAGGTCTTGACATCAATGTGAATAGAATTGGTATTAAAGGCGGAAATGCTAACCGTTATGTACAAGTTCAAAATGATTTTATTGAACTTGGCGGAATCGTACAACGAACTTGGAAAGGCAAACGATCAACCGATGATATATTCACACGTCTTAAAGATGGACATCTAAGGTTTAGAAATAATACCGCAGGCGGTTCACTTTATATGTCGCATTTTGGTATTTCAACATATATTGATGGAGAAGGAGAAGACGGAGGTTCATCTGGTACTATTCAATGGTGGGATAAAACTTACAGTGATAGCGGTATGAATGGCATAACAATCAATTCTTATGGCGGTGTAGTCGCTTTAACATCTGACTACAATCGAATTATTATCGATTCATATGCTTCAGCTAATATTGAAAGTAGAGAAGCACCGATATATTTATCTCCGAACACCAAAAATAAACCTGGTTTAAACCGATTCGCATTCACATTATCAAACGCTGATAGTGCATACGAAACTGACGGTTATATCATGTTTGGTTCAGATGAAAACTATAAGTACGGTGCTGGATTAAGATTTTCTAAACGTAGCAATAAAGGATTGGTTCAAGTCGTTAATGGTGACTATGCTACAGGCGGAGACACTACAATTGAATCAGGTATGGGCAAATTCAACTTAGTTAAACGAAGAGATGGAAATAGTTACGTTAGCATTCAAAGTTATGATTTATTGGCGGTAGGTTCTGATAATGCTGGCGATAGAGTCGCTTCTAATTCTATTTATAAGCGTACTTATTCAGCACCTGCTAACTTACACATTACTTCTGCTGGAACAATTGGGCGTGCTACTTCTGCCAAAAAGTATAAAATTTCAATCGAAAACCAATACATCAATGAAGACGATCAGTTCAGTCATTCAAAAGAGATTTTAAAGCTTCCAATTCGTACATGGTTTGACAAATATGAATCGGAAATAATGGCTAAAGAATTGGAAAGTGGTAAAAAGTTATCTGATGATACTTTTAAACTTAGTCGACATACTGGCTTAATAGCGGAAGAGGTTGAAGAATTAGGATTTAATGAATTTGTTATTTATGATGACAACGGAGAAATCGAAGGTATCGCATACGATAGACTTTGGGTTCATTTAATACCTATTATTAAAAACCAGCAATCAAAAATCGAAAAACTGGAGGAATTAATAAATGAATGATAGCAATCAAGGTTTACAAGCCAATCCACAATATACAATTCACTATTTATCGCAAGAAATCACAAGACTAACACAAGAAAATGCAATGTTAAAAGCATATATACAAGAACAAAATGAAAAAAGCAAAAGTGCTGAGGAAGAGTAATCCTTGGCACTATTTTTATACAAAAATTTAAGGAGGTCATTTAATATGGCAAATGAAATTATCAAAAAAACAGAGAGATTTATTTTAGTACAAATTGACAAAGAGGGAACAGAGCGCGTTTTGTATCAAGATTTTGTAGGCAGTTTTACAACGTCCGATTCAGCAAGTTATGCACAAGATTTTAAATCTGAGGAAAACGCTAAAAAGATTGCTGAAACTTTAAATATTTTATATCAATTAACAGGCAATCAAAACGGTGTGAAAGTTGTGAAAGAAGTTGTGGATAGAACTGACTTGTCATCTGATAAATCAGTTGATAGCGAAACAATGTAACTATACTAAGTTATGAGCATTACGCTCATAACTTTCTTAGAAAGTAGGTGTAGTTTTGGATGATATTCAGAAAATAAAAAAAGAGCTTTCTGAATTAGTTGAACGTGTTGATGATGTTGAAATACTAGCAAACGAAACAGCTGATCATGTGCTTGAACTTAGAGAGGAACATAAGCAACATCATAATGAACTAAGAGAATCTCATAAAGAACTTAAAGATAAGCAAGATAAAGTTGTAGATGAGAATTTAGAGCAAACAAAGATATTAAACAGAATTGAAGAAAGATATCAAACGCAAGTAGATGTTGCGCAAAAAAACGAAGAAAAGACGCTCGCCCAAAATAAATGGCTCGTAGGTGCCATATGGGCTCTTGTGACAATTGTTATGATTGCAGTCATTACTGCATCAATTACTGCGTTATTACCTTAAGGGAGGTGGATATAATGAGTTGGGCAAGATGGTTATCATGTTATTTGTATGGTCGTAAATGTAAATAAGTTTTAGTCAGTGCTTCGGTACTGACTTTTTATTTATTGTTGTAATTATGGTAATATGCAGAAGTGAGCAAGTTGGATAGATGGTGGCTATCTGAGTATAAGGAGGTGGTGCCTATGGTAGCATTACTGAAATCTTTAGAAAGGAGACGCCTAATGATTACAATTAGTACCATGTTGCAGTTTGGTTTATTCCTTATTGCATTGATAGGTCTAGTAATCAAGCTTATTGAATTAAGCAATAAAAAATAACCATCGCTAACTTTGGCTGGTTTCGATGGTTAAATGGTTATTAATTTAATCTTTAATCTAAAATAGCCACCGTCTTTTTAACGGGCTCATTAGGGTAACATGTTTGCGCATGTTGCCCTTTTTCTATATATAAATTAACACACCATAATATAAATATCAAATAGACGGCTTATTAGTCGTCTTTTTATTTTGGATAAAAGGAGATAAGAATATGATTAATTGGAAAATTAGAATGAAACAAAAATCATTTTGGGTAGCGATATTGTCAGCTATCTTTTTATTTGCTCAAAACATCGCAAAAGCTATTGGGTATGATATCCAAGTTTATACAGAGCAATTAACAGACGGTTTAAACGCTATATTAGGATTTTTAGTATTAACTGGTGTGATTCAAGACCCGACTACTAAAGGTATAGGTGATAGCCACCAAGCTTTAGAATATGAAGAACCAAGAAGAAAATACTAGGAGGTAAAATAATGAAAACATACAGTGAAGCAAGAGCAAGGTTACGTTGGTATCAAGGTAGATATATTGATTTTGACGGTTGGTATGGTTACCAATGTGCAGATTTAGCAGTTGATTACATTTATTGGTTGTTAGAAATTAGAATGTGGGGAAATGCAAAAGATGCAATCAATAACGATTTTAAAAACATGGCAACAGTATATGAAAACACACCATCGTTTGTTCCACAAATAGGTGATGTGGCTGTATTTACCAAAGGAATATATAAACAATACGGTCATATTGGTTTAGTGTTTAATGGTGGTAATACAAATCAATTTTTAATTTTGGAACAGAACTATGACGGTAACGCAAATACGCCTGCAAAGTTACGTTGGGATAATTATTACGGCTGTACTCACTTTATTAGACCTAAGTATAAAAGTGAGGGCTTAATGAATAAGATCACAAATAAAGTTAAACCACCTGCTCAAAAAGCAGTCGGTAAATCTGCAAGTAAAATAACAGTTGGAAGTAAAGCGCCTTATAACCTTAAATGGTCAAAAGGTGCTTATTTTAATGCGAAAATCGACGGCTTAGGTGCTACTTCAGCCACTAGATACGGTGATAATCGTACTAACTATAGATTCGATGTTGGACAGGCTGTATACGCGTCTGGAACATTAATATATGTGTTTGAAATTATAGATGGTTGGTGTCGCATTTATTGGAACAATCATAATGAGTGGATATGGCATGAGAGATTGATTGTGAAAGAAGTGTTTTAATTCTTAGGTTAAAATGTTAAATATTTGTTAATTATTTTTTAATGTAAGTTTAGTTTCTTTTAATATTTTATTGATTTTTAATATTTTCTCAATATAAAATGAAGTTGTTGATATTTATCATCTTAAATAAGGGTGTTAGCTATAAAAAGAGATAAATAAAAACAAATATATTATATTTGGAGGAAGCGCCATGCTCAAAAGAAGTTTATTATTTTTAACTGTTTTATTGTTATTATTCTCATTTTCTTCAATTACTAATGAGGTAAGTGCATCAAGTTCATTCGACAAAGGAAAATATAAAAAAGGCGATGACGCGAGTTATTTTGAACCAACAGGCCCGTATTTGATGGTAAATGTGACTGGAGTTGATGGTAAAGGAAATGAATTGCTATCCCCTCGTTATGTCGAGTTTCCTATTAAACCTGGGACTACACTTACAAAAGAAAAAATTGAATACTATGTCGAATGGGCATTAGATGCGACAGCATATAAAGAGTTTAGAGTAGTTGAATTAGATCCAAGCGCAAAGATCGAAGTCACTTATTATGATAAGAATAAGAAAAAAGAAGAAACGAAGTCTTTCCCTATAACAGAAAAAGGTTTTGTTGTCCTAGATTTATCAGAGCATATTAAAAACCCTGGATTCAACTTAATTACAAAGGTTGTTATAGAAAAGAAATAAAACAAAATAGTTGTTTATTATAGAAAGCAATGTCTTGCTTGAATATGTGTAGTGAAAATTATCTTTCATCAAATTCTCATTCATGCACGAATGGCTCTTCCCCACCTAATCAGATATTAGGTGACTTATGGGGAGAAATCAGTTAGGATGAAAAAGTGGATAATCCTTTTTTTAGGCAGGTACTTCGGTACTTGCCTATTTTTTTATGTTATAATCTTTCTAGACGTATTCAAAGGACGTCTTTTTAGATTGTATGTTATAGCTAGCTTTCGGGCTAGTTTTTTGTTATGATGCGTTACACATGCATCAACTATTTACATCTATCCTTGTTCACCCAAGCATGTCACTGGGTGTTTTTTTCTTATGATAGAGAGCATAGTTTTCATACTACTCCCCCGTAGTATATATGACTTTAGCATTCCCGTATAATAGTTTACGGGGTGCTTTTTATGTTATAATTAAGTGTGTATAGTAGGAGTGAACTATATAGCCTGTTAAGTGGCCTAGTAACCTAACACTTATCCTGCAATTGATATCCTTTTTGCCCTTCACTCGATACATATATCTCAACAACATAGAAATATTACAGTCGCTACACCGCATCTTAAATGGTGTGGTTATTTTTATTGGAAGTGTGTATCAGGTATCAGTAATGTTAAAACACCAGCTAAAAATGAAAAGAATTCACCAGTGCCAGCAGGTTATACACTCGATAAAAACAATGTACCGTATAAAAAAGAGACTGGTTATTACACAGTTGCCAATGTTAAAGGTAATAACGTGAGGGATGACTATTCAACTAATTCAAGAATTACAGGTGTATTACCCAATAACGCAACGATCAAATATGACGGCGCATATTGCATCAATGGCTATAGATGGATTACTTATATTGCTAATAATGGACAACGTTGTTATATAGCGACAGGAGAGGTAGACAAGGCAGGTAATAGAATAAGCAGTTTTGGTAATTTTAGCGCACTTTGAAAAAAAGTGTGTAAAGTTTCGTATGAAGTTAATTAATTTATTATAGAATAGTTTGAAATTATGCTATAATCATTTTAGACACAGCAATGTGTTCAAATTTTCATCTATTCATAAGCTAGCCTTTGGGCTAGTTTTTTTGTGCTATATATTTGTTTTAATTAAATAAAATTAGATAATGCAATAGTAGCCATTTTATGTTAATATTACCTTGGGCGTTTTCAAGGAGCGCCTTTCATTTTTTATGTATTGCTCCCCTTCGGGCTAGTATATTAAATTTATTTTTGCGCTTTCCAAATCAATGTATATGTGTTATATTGTTTATGGGAAGTAGGTAAGCATTTCGGTGCTTACCTTTTTTTGTTTTTCTATAAATACAATAAGGTATGTCAATTTGATAATTTATTAATTTTCATTTAATAAGAAGATCTATATAGTTAATGAATAATTAATGTACTTTTTTTTAGTTAGTCATTAAAATAAATTAGTACTAATTACTAAGGAGAATAAAAAATGAAAATTAGAAAATCTATACTTGCGGGAACTTTAGCAATCGTTTTAGCATCACCACTAGTAACTAATCTAGATAAAAATGAGGCACAAGCTAGCACAAGCTTGCCAACATCGAATGAATATCAAAACGAAAAGTTAGCTAATGAATTAAAATCGTTATTAGATGAACTAAATGTTAATGAATTAGCTACTGGAAGTTTAAACACTTATTATAAGCGAACTATAAAAATTTCAGGTCAAAAAGCAATGTATGCTCTTAAGTCAAAAGACTTTAAGAAAATGTCAGAAGCAAAATATCAACTTCAAAAGATTTATAATGAAATTGACGAAGCACTAAAAAGTAAATATTAAAAAAACCACCCGTAAAAGGGTGGTTTTAATTTTCTAGATAATATAAAAGTGTTCATAAATAAAACAGTATAGGTAAACAATAAAGTATTGAAAAAAGTAAGTTTAATATGAAAATTGTTAAATGAACGACATCTTTTGTTTTTATAAATATCAAGAAAATAATCAAACTCAAAATAAATAACGTAACTGTAGTCATAGGCGTCCATACATAATCAGCATTAGTCATTAAGAATGGTGCGGCCATTATGAAAAAATTTATAATGCAGATGAAATAGACAATTAGACTATAAATTAGGTAAATAACAATACACACCCTTCATAAATAAATAATTTAAATCCTATATATTTTAACAAAAGTAAAACACAGAAGTGTAGAAAATAAAAAATATTGGTAAATAAAATCAATAAGTTTAACCAATATGTTGCTCGCTTCATACCGTATATTGCAACAAAAATTCCGATCAAGAAAAATATAGCCCCTATGATAAAACAGAAATCCGATGCTGAATTATTAAAAAATGAGGTGTTTAGAGTTAGAAAATGAGTTAATGAGTTGACTATAACTAATAAGATATTAATTATATTTGTATGGTTCTTCACATGATACCCCCAAGTAAAAAAATCTAATTAATAAAGTGAATGCTTGATGAACAAGCAGTTATTCCAAACAGAATCAATAAGAAAAGTAGAATCAACATGCTAATGCCCCATAAACAACCCTTTTCACTTTCACTATTATTAATTTCTTGACTTCTTTTAAAGATATTATTACTTTTACATTCTTTAGTTGTTTTAAATTTCACGTTTTTATTACTTCCTTTTGTTTAAAAGTTTACAATGAATTTTTGATTATAATAATATATTCAAAATAGTACTATCTAGTTTGATATGTCAAGCAATATTATTATAAAATTGGAATTCTGAGTTGTCTACTCTAATTTATTATATTTACCTATAAAAATACACCTCAAAAAATAGATTTTTCAGTCTAGCTTTTGGGGTGTACATTCCACACAAACATGTGATTATTTTGATGTTTCTATTAAACTTGTAATTTTAAATTTAAAGTCCCTAAAAAGTCCCTAAAATTTTATTTTATATGAGGTATTATTGATAATGATAAAGTTATAAACCTTGATATTATGCTGTTTTACTTTTTGAATGATAAGTAATTTTATGTTAAAAGTCTCCAGTTCGGATACAGTAGGGTCGATAACATATAAACATTATGACTCACTAACTTCAAATCAGTATCATCTTTCTTAGTTTCGGCTTTAGCGTTACTCTCACTAAGCGCTCCAACTAATATTAAATTGGCTAATGCAATAGTTGCAACTTTTTTTAAAGAATTAGATTTTATTTTTTTTATCAT